GACAGATTTAAAAGCATTAGGTTTGAGTGCAAAAGAAGTTCAGATTGCTGGTGAAGCATTAGATATGATATTAGGTGTTGCTCATAATAGAATGTATGAAGATTTTTTAAGATCACCTTTTACTAAAGGATTAAGTAAAATTAATGAACAAGGTAAAAGAATATTTTATACAGCTAATTTATTAGCACCTATTACACAAATAACAAAACAAATGTCTGGTATTCTTGGTCAACATTCATTAGTAGATCGTTCACTTAGACTTGTTGCTGGAACAATAGATCAGGAAGGCATTGAACTTCTTGCAAGATATGGAATAACAATAAGAGATGCACGAAAAATAAAAAGACTTGTCGACGACGGCACAATACAAACAAGTGATACTGGCAGATTGTTTCTAGCAAATACAGAAAGTTGGGGAGATCAAAGATTAGTAAGAAAGTTTCGTGGTGCATTAGCTACAATGACAAGAAATACTATTATTAATGCTACACCAGCAGATAAACCAAAAATAATTGATGGTGTTGTATATGCAAGAATGAATCCAGCATTAAAAGCACTAGGTTTTAAAGTAGATAAAAGATCAAGTACAATAGGATATGAAGTAACAAGAATTGAAAATGGCTTAATGGCACTACCATTTCAGTTTTGGAACTATACATTAGGTGCTACTACAAAAATACTTGCATCAGGATTTGATGGTGAAAGAACTGGTAAGGTTGCTGGATTTGCTACTATGCTGGCACTTGGCTATTTAACTCTATATATGAAAAATCCAAGAAGTTTTAACAATATGGATTATGAAGATCAGCTTACAAGAGCAATAGATCAAACTGGTATTACTGGCATATACAGTGATTTATTTTATATGGGATTACACGCAAGACATAGGATGGGTAATTTAGATAGAGATGATACATTAATACAACCAAAGTATAGAGTAAATCCACCATCTGATTTGGGTGCTGGTTTAGAAACTGCAACAGATTTTGCTGGTGCAACACCATCATATTTGTTTGATTTAGCTGATACAGCTTATTTATTTGGAAGTGGTCAGTCAGATGAAGCAATAAGGAAAGCATTAAGACTTACACCAGTATCATCATTATATGGTTTTCGTACATTGGCTGGAGAAATAGAAGATTTCACAAGAGGTAGATTTTAATTTGTGCGTTGAAGTTTATAAAATAGAATATTAGGGTGCGATTATGACATTAGATATTAGTGCAACAAGTCCAAGAGTCCAATATACAGTAGGATCGTCGTCGACAACAACATTTGCATATGGCTTTCCTATCTTTCAAGATGCTGATTTAAAAGTATTTGTAGGCTCAACACTTAAAACATTAACAACACATTACACTGTAACTGGTGCTGGTACTACAAGTGGTGGCAATGTTGTAATGACAACAGGTAATGAAGTAACTAATGCAGATGTAACGATTGTTCGTGATATCACAATATCCAGGACAACTGACTTTCCTACTTCAGGTTCATTTCAGGTTGATAGTCTGAATACAGAACTAGACACAATCACAGCAGTACAGCAAGAACTAGAAGATGACATTAGTCGATCACTAAAGCTATCAGATGAAGATGCAACGGCAACCTTAACTCTTCCCCTCAAAGATGCACGAAAAGGCAGATACCTTGCATTTAACGCAACAACTGGTAACGCAGAAGCTGGACCAACTCAAACAGATGCAACACTAATTGCTACTGTTACCTCTGATATTGCAACACTTGCCGATATACAAGATGGCACAACAGCTACAAATGCTATTACAACTGTTGCAAGTAATAGTTCTAATGTAACAACAGTAGCTGGTATAAGTGCTAATGTAACAACAGTAGCTGGTATTTCATCTGATGTAACTGCCGTTGCTGGTGATGCAACAGATATTGGTGCTGTTGCTGGCAAAGCTACAGAGATAGGAAGATTAGGAACTGCTGATGCTGTAGCTGATATGGCATTACTTGGAACAAGTGATGTAGTTGCTGATATGGCATTATTAGCCACAACTGATGTGATAGCTGATATGGCATTACTTGCAGATGCTGATGTTATTTCAGATATGAATACCCTGGCAACAAGTGATATTATTAGTGACCTAAATACTCTTGCAACATCTGATATTGTTACTGATATGAACTTACTAGCTACGTCAGCAAACGTAACAGCTATGGGTCATTTAGGAACTTCAGCTAATGTTACAGCAATGGGTTTATTAGGAACTTCTGCTGTAGTTGAAGACATGGGTTTTCTTGGCACTTCAGCTAATGTAACTGCAATGGGTCATCTTGGAACAAGTGCTAACGTAACTGCTATGGGTTTGTTGGGTACAAGTGCTGTTGTTGAAGATATGGGATTTCTTGGTACTTCTGCAAATGTAACAGCTATGGGTAATTTAGGTACATCTACTAATGTTACTAATATGGCAAATCTTAATGCTTCTGGAGTTATATCAAATATTGCTACTGTTGCTGGTGCAGTATCTAATGTTAATACAGTTGCAACAAATATATCAGGAGTAAATAGTTTTGCAGATAGATATAGAGTAGCTAGTTCTGCACCAACAAGTTCTTTAGATGTTGGTGATTTATATTTTGATACAACAGCCAATGAATTAAAAGTTTATAAGTCTAGTGGCTGGAGCGCGGCTGGTTCAACAGTAAATGGTACTTCAGCTAGATTTCATTATAATATATCAGGCACACCAACAACTGTTACTGGTGCTGATGCAAATGGTAATACTCTTGCTTATGATGCTGGTTTCATAGATGTGTATGTTAATGGTGTTAGAATGTCACCTGATGATATTACTGTTACATCTGGTACTTCTGTAGTATTTGCTTCTGCTTTGGCTGATGGAGATGATGTAGATATTGTTGCTTTTGGTACATTTCAAGTAGCAAACATTGTATCTACTGGAGCATTAAATAGTGGTTCTATTACAAGTGGCTTTGGTAATATAGATACTGGGTCGTCGACAATAACAACTACTGGTGCAATTAGTGGTGGAACATTAACTGGTACATTGCAGACAGCTTCACAGACAAACATTACTGGTGTTGGTGCATTAGATGCTGGGTCAATAACAAGTGGATTTGGTTCAATAGATAATGGTTCAAGTTCTATTACTACAACTGGTGCAATATCTGGTGGTACTTTAACTGGTACATTACAAACTGCTTCTCAAACAAATATAACAAGTGTTGGAACATTAACTGGTTTAACTGTAGCAGATAATGCTGGTGGAGATATAAATATTACAACAAATTCACAAGCTGGTACACAAGCATCACCCTTAAATATGGATATAAATTTTAAGGGTTCTAGTAATGTTACAATGGCTACCATTCGTTCACATGATGAAAGTAGTTCAACTGGTCATGGTGAATTACAATTTCATACAAATAAAAATGGAGTTGGTTTTAGAGAAGTAGTTAATATAGACCATGATGGACATTTAGATGTTAAACTTGGAAATGTTAAAATAGGAACAAGTGGTCAGGGAATAGATTTTAGTGCAACTGCTAATTCAGGTGGCAGTATGTCCTCTGAACTTTTAGATGATTACGAAGAAGGAACATTTACACCTACTTTATATTATCAAAATACTTCAGGACTAACATTAAATTATGATAATCAAACAGGGCATTATACAAAAATAGGTAGAATGGTTCATGTGTATATATCAATACAAGCAGATATAAGTGGTTCTTTAGTTAATGATAATCTTGGATTAAGAGGTTTGCCATATAGTGTTGGTGTTAGTGCAGGTTCAACTGGTTCTTTAGTAAACGTAGTAAATGCTACTGGCAGTGGTGCAAATACAAATTATACATTACAGCCAGATGGTGTAACTCTGTATTTTTCAAACTCACAAGGTAACGGAAATTTAGCAGATGATGTAGGAACTGGAACTAACGTACTATTTCAAGTTATGACTTGGTACATTTCATCATAGATAGGGAAAAAAATTATGGCACAAGGTGATATTACAAAAGAAATAGAATACGATAAAATTGAAATCGTATCAACATGGAACATACATATTCGTAAGGCAACAAAGATTATGGAAGAACAAGCAGATGGTTCAAAGAAAGAACTAACTCGTTCTTTTCATCGTCATGCATTGCAACCATTTACTTCAACAAAAGATACTGATGGTAAATGGACACACACAGCTACAGATTTAAGTGATGAAGATGCAAAGGTAAGAGCCATTGCTGAAACTGCTTGGGATAGTGACACCAAGACAGCATATAAAACATTTATAGAAAGTCAGACTTTATGAGCAATGCAAGAAACCTAAGTAAATTCAGACCATCTAGTAGTGGTTTAGTTGAAACAGCAGACATTGCTGATGATGCTATCACAAATGCAAAGGTTGCTGATGATGCTATAGATACTGCTCAAATAGCAGATGACGCAGTAGACACAGCTCAAATAGCAGATGACGCAGTAGATACTGCACAAATTGCAGATGATCAAGTTACACAAGCTAAAATAGGTGCAGATGCTGTAGGAACTACAGAACTTGCTAATGATGTAGTTATTAGCACAAGTGGTAATATATCAACTACTGGCGATTTAAATGTTGATAGTGGTATGTTAGAAGTAACTGCATCAAATAATAAAATTAGATATACACAAGGAACAAATAAAGGTCTTGTTCTTCAAGATAGTGGAATTGCTGATACTACTGAAATTGGTTTTGGAACTACAGCAAATGGAATAAGAAAAGGTCTTATAGTTGCTAGTGAATTTTCACATTATATGGGTACTGCTGGTCAAGGTTCAGCAGTAAAAGCCAAAGATATGACCATAAATGGTATGGCTGGTACTAATCAACTAATGGAACGATATGGTTCTACATATCAGCCTTATTACAAAAGAGTTATGAGATATGAAAATGTTTCAGCAAGTGCTAGTGGTACATTATTTACAATAGCACAAACTGATTATTATATGTCCTGTGCTTTTACTTGGACAGTATGGGCGTTAGATACAAATTATCCAACTTCAGCTTTTTTCAGAGAGAGGTCAGTAGCGGCTAATACTCATACTGGCAGAAGCAGTATGTCAGTTAGCTTTCAATTTACAGGAAAAGATGCCAATGCAAGAGAAATTGGAAGTGGTAGTGAAGTAATTGATTTAGCTACAGCTAATAGTAAAACAGTTAATCAAGCAAATGGTTCATTAAGTTTAAATTACTCAACTGGTTCTTATACTCAAGCGTCAGTTATAACTTGGGTTGAGGGTGTCTTTTTAAATTGTTCAGTTGGAGGAATGTAAAACAATGACATATAGATTTATCACAATACCAAAAAATAGTTTAACTTTATGTCATATTTTAAATGTACATTTGGTTTTTGATAATCCAGAAGTTTTAGAATATGTAGCAATAATTCGTGAACCATATTCAAGATTTTGGTCAGCAGTTAAAGAGTGTACTGGTGAATATAAAACAAGAAAAGATGAAACTGACGACAATGAATATGAGTTTAAAGGTAAAACTGTAGCAGACCAAATTAAAGAAGGTATTACTCAAATAGATGGAACACCAAATGATTTTTTTAAAACACAAAAGTCTTGGTTAGATAAATACACAGTATCAAAAACATTTAAACATGATGAAAATTTAGGAACTAATCTTAAAAGTTTGTTTGCAGATTTAAAAGATACAAAACTTAAAGAACAATTAGAAACTGTAATAGATAAAGATTGGAATACTAGCAAACACGATAAAGACGAAGAAGCACTTGGTATATTAAAGTCTACATACAAAGATAAAATAGAAACTTTTTATGCAGATGATTTTACATTGTGGAATAATTTATAATGACTAAGATGACAAAAATAGTAGAGGATTGGACTCATGCTATTGATTCTTTTAAAGTAATACCAAGAGCATTGATACTGCTATATATGTATCTAACATATGAAACTGTATTTTGGTATATGGCTTTGGAGTCACCAAGCCTTGAGCAGAGTGGTATGGTATCTGTGTTGACGTCGGCTAATGCTGTGGCAATGGGTTTGTTTATGGGTAGGTCTAGTTGACATGGTTGCTGGTTGTATTTCTTTCAGGAACAGTTCAGGAAAGTGTCTACTTCAGTGATCTGGATTCGTGCCTTAGAATTGCACAAAAGATTAGGGCGCAAAACTATGATCCCTCTCTCGCTGGGGATAGCAAGATATGGGTCAAGGCTTACTGCGTTCCTAAGTCACTTCCTAAAAAAGAATAAGAGGTAAATATGTTTCAAAGTTTTATTGGACCTATTGCAAACTTAGCTGGTACTTGGTTACAAGGTAGAGTAGATAAAGCTAAAGCTGAAACAGAAGTCAAAGTAGCAAAGGCCAAAGCCGAAGCAAAAGTTTACGAGACTTCTGCAACATCAGATATGTTGAATGAACAAGCATTAACTAATCAGATGGCTGGAAGTTGGAAGGATGAATTTTGGACTATTATTTTTGGTGGTATTCTTGTGGCTTGTTTTGTTCCTTATACTCAGCCATATGTAAAGAATGGATTTGATTTCTTAAACTCAAGTACACCAGGCTGGTTCTCTACTTGCTTATATATATGTATTGGATCTTCTTTTGGTTATCGTTTTGGTAAAACTGGATTACAATTAATGAATAAAAAAGGAAAGTAATATGAACCTTGTCGACGTCATAAAAAAACATGAGGGTTGTCGTCTTGATATGTACAAAGATACAGTAGGTGTCTGGACAATCGGTTATGGTCACAACTTGGAAGAGGGAATAGATCAAGAAACAGCAGACTTTATTCTTGCTCGTGACTTAGAAAAACATTCTCAAGAGTTGGATAAGCATAAACCAATGTGGAGAGAGTTACCTGACCCAGCACAGATTGTAATTTTATCTATGCAATTCAACATGGGCTGGAATAGATTCTCAAAGTTTGTAAAATTTTGGGAAGCTATTGAGAAAAAAGACTACCAAACTGCTGGTAAAGAGATGCAAAACAGCCGTTGGTGGGGTCAAGTTAAATCTCGTGGACCTGAGCTACAAGAGCTATTAGTAAGTATTTCTGAGGTATAAACACACACGGAGGTATTGTTTCACCCCTCTGAGGGTCTTTATATCGACTCGTTTTTTTGTGATTTGGTACTTTCACCTAGTACACCAGCATATCCAGCTACATCTACGATACTATCATAGTGATCTGGAGTTTCAATTAGCCTGGTCAACTTTAAACCAATAAGAATTATGCCAGCTTGTTGTGGTGTTACATGATAGTCAAGCACAAGTGAGATGATTTCAGAAAATCGTTCAAGCATTTTGTCTGGTGGACCATACTTATCTTCTCTGTCGTCGACTTGAACTTGTGCTTCACGAAGTATTTGTTTAGCTTTCATCTTATATACTTATAATAAAAGAATATATTAAACAATACTGATATTATTATTGCTAATGGAAACATAATTACAAAGAGATAAACATTTAACTCTTCATATGTCATTCCCATGATAGCTGAAACTTCTACCAGTGTTAGTACACACCAATCAAATATATCATCTACCATATCTGTAACACCTTTCTTGTTGAAATATACTTTGGTAATCGAACTCTATTGAAAGACTTTCGTATTTCTTTTTTGCCTTTACGTTTGGCTCTATCAAACAAATCTAAGTTCTCATTTGATTTGATAGCACCACCTAAAGGTGAGTTGCTTTTAATAACAATGGTTGCTGGTCGATATACACGACCATACTTATCCCATGTTTCTGCTCTTGGATCATCAACAAAACTCATAACTTCCTCCTTATTCGTTTTCCAGTTAGTTTCATTGCTTCTAATAAATTGTCAACATCCACTGGTGTTAAATATTTTACACGGCTCATAGAAATGTATTGAATATTTTTTTTTCGTATAAGGCGCAACATACTTGCTTCAGTTATTTGATGTTGTTCTTC